GATGACATTAAATCATTAACTAAGGCAGTTCAAAGACGTGAATATGCCATCTTACCTGAGGCTATATCATATGTTAAGCAAAGATTACAGATGCAAGTTGACAGAAATTTGCTGCCGTGTTAGACTTAAACGCAAGGTAACTTTAGATGAAAGAATCTGGGTTAACAAACTCTGTGAACATAATCTTCAAGCAAGAGGTATTGCACAGAGACATGGATACTTTGACTACGAACAAAAATGAGTGACATACCAGAGAGAGGAACGTACATTGATACTCAAGGAATGAGTGGTCCTGCTGACCCTACTGTTCCTTCAAGACCAATAAAAGAGCAGCAAGATAATCTTAAACCTGCTATTATTACACCGAGAAGATTGTTTACTCCTGAGTATGCTAGGGAGTTGAAGATTCTTATCAATGAAGTATTAGATGAGAGAGAATATAAAAAGAGATTGAACGGAGCATACGATAACATTAAAGAACTACCTCCATCATATTTTGATTCAGAAGAATTCAAACATCCTGTTGGAGAAGATGAACCACCTTACGAAGATTGGACACAACCATGGGATTAGAAAATTGGGAGAGTGAGTACCTCTCTGATGCATTTAACGTGATTAGTAAGAGAGAACGAGAGATACTCCAAGGATCTCCACTCAAATCACATGAAGGATGCCTTTATGGTCGTATGTATGCTGACTATAAGAAGCAGAAGGGCTATGATTAACACAAACATTAGGATCTTAAGAGACTTTCTAAGCCCACACTAGAATATACCCTTAAATAACGTATATTTTCCTAGTGCTCTGCCTTTATAAATAAATTCAGAGATGTCATTGTGATAAGTATTCCATGTCCCAGCTAAATGTAGGAAAAGTTAACGTCACAGGGGATGGCGTACAATATCCCCAGTATACCAACAGTAATAGACCGACAGGTTCTACAGGTTTGGTTATATACAATACTGATGAAGCAAAACTTCAAGTCTATACAGGTAGTCAATGGGAAAACATTGGTGCTGCTGATGATGGTGGAGAGATTGTATTATCAGCAGGTAATAGATCTCAGAGACCTGGATCAGGACCTGGTGGTGAAGATAGAGAAAGAATTTTTAGATGGAATACAGAGACAAGAACGCACGAAACCTACTACGACTTCTCTAACTCAGGTTCAGGTGCAAGGGACGGATGGTATGCTATAGGTGGTTACTCAATGGTCTATCACCTTTCAGCAAGAACAGGTGCATGGAACTCATGGGATGCAAGATGGGGTACAACTTTCCACAATGCTGACTACTACCAGTACAAGTTTTACATCACAACTTCTGACCCTAATGGATCAGATAGATTCTGGATGAGATATTGGAGAGGAGATAATAACCTTTCTACTAATGGTTACTACTTCTCAGGTGAGTGGTGGCACTCAAACGATGGTGGATCAAGACAGAACTCACAGAACAACTCTTATTGGCCAATCACCGTTGTAAATAACAACTCTTATAGATTGCAGGCTAACGGTGAAGGTACTTATCAAGGTGAAATCTTCTTAAGTAATACACCTACTGGTACTCACGAACGTTGGAATGCACATTGTGATTACAACTACTGGTCACAACAGGAATGTGGAACTGGTTGGCAGGGATGTAACTGGACTGGTGCTACTCAATCAGGAACAGGACACCCAATTACAGGTATCAGAATTGGTCACCATGACGGACACAGTGTTCGTGGTGTAAACCAAGGTACGAATACTATTATTACTGTATTTGGTATCGGTGGTTCCGAAGCAAAAGAATGGTCAGGTTCTTGGTAAACATTATTTTTTAAAACAATGGCAGTTTCAGCAACAAAACGAGCATACTACGAGAAACTATTCCCTCAATCTGAAATGGTTGCAGGGTCTATTTCAGGTGATCAACAAATCTCAGATGCAGATTATGAACTTTGGTTGGAAGAGCAACCATCTCCAGAAGAGCATGCTCTTAGAGAGAACGATGATCTAGCTACATGTTATGCTAATCGTCAGTTATACTATCCTCGTGTAGAGACAGAAGCGATAGCACTGATTGAAGGGTTTAGATATCTTAAGTCTAAAGGTACAGACATCGGACCTGATATGGATGCATTACTTGCACAGATTGATGGAGTTAAAGCAAAGTTCCCTAAACCTTCAGGTGTAACAGATGCTTATCCTGAGAATTCTGCACCTGCAAACATGGCAGACTCATCTGCAACTAATAACACAGTAGATACACCTAATTTGTAAATTAATCAAACTACATTATGCAACTCGGAACTCACCCGATCTTTCCGACTAACTTAATTGAATACACAAGACCTGTAGAGTATGATTTTACTCCAGGTCTTGTTGAGTATTTGTATAAGGAAAGAGATGCTCAGGTTTGGGAACCTGCTCTCTACTCTCTTAAGGGTAATAATGCTTGGCATTCAAATGATAATCTAGCAGACTTCCCTACTGAATGGTCTATAAAATTAAGGAAAATGATCCTTGATGTTTCAGCAGTGTATCATGGTGCTGTTACTGGTGGGATGGCAATGGATCCTGAGTTAATTCGTATTAAATGTTGGTCAATAATTTTAGGACAGTATGCTACTTCAAATTTTCATAGTCATCCTAACTCAGATGTGAGTGGTGTTTATTGGGTACAAAATCCTGATGGAATTAGTGATGATGAAGGTAGATTTGTAGTACCTGATCCTCGTGGTGGTGCATTTGCATCTAGACTTGAAGGATCACATCAATTTTTCATGCCACCAAAGGTAGGTAGTGGATTAGTATTTGGTTCGTGGTTACCACACTATGTTGAACCACATTACAAAGAAGGAGACCGTATAAGTATATCGTGGAACGTATTCCTTAAAGATCCTCCAGAAGGATACCAAGGAACTCAAGTATCAATGTCATCATGGAGAGATCAACATGGAGATAACTGGGGTTGAATGGACTGACCTAGCAGATGACTTCGGTTATTATACTGTTAGTGTCAGTGGAATTGAAGAGGTAACACCTGCTCCATTCCCATCCAAACCAATTAACAACTGTTTTAAAGCATGGAAAGCATCAGATGAATTAGAGAAGTTCATCGGTGATGTTGTTGAAGACCTTATGTATTATGGTGATAAGAGTGAAGGCAAATGGAATTATCCAGTTAAGAACATAGGAAGAAAGTGTTGGGGAAACTACTTTGATAGAATCAGACACAGTTCAATGCAGTTTAGTCACCTACCTCATGTTGACGGACCTGGCTGGGTTGGTAATCTTTGGATGACTGATCATCCTGAAGGTGAACGTGGTACACAGTTCTATACTTACAAGAGTCAGTGGAAGGAGGATAAGTTTTCCTTTATGAAGGATGTATTAAAACCATCTAGCAATGTCAAGGAAATGATTAGAAGA